ATTCAATCAGCACGTTCAATGATTCATAAATGTTGGTTTGATGCAAATAAATGTGAAAAAGGTATCGATTGTTTGATAAACTACACACGAGATTGGGATGAAAACGGTAAGACTTGGCGCTCAAGACCTCGACATGATTGGGCATCGCATGGCGCAGATGCTTTTAGATATTTGGCGATAGGTTACAGACCAATGAACGAATCTTGGGGTAAGCCTATAAAACGTAACATTAAGGGAGTTGTTTAATGGGTTTATTTGATGAGTTGTTAAGTCAGCCAGGTGTTACAGCAACAGGCGGTGGCACAGGGTACGACCCAAGAGATGACGAGATGGAAGTGCGCTTCACAGCAGAAGGCACTCCTTACAATGCTAGACCTGGTACTCCGTTACATGAAGGACACACTAGAGCAAACCAACCTATGTTCGACCTTCCAACGGTCGAAGTACCTAAAGAACCATCATTACTGAATTACGGATATGACCAAACTGTACAGCCACCTCAACAAGTTGACGTAAATCCTACGCAAGAATACATTGACCCTATGTCGTTATACAACAGACAAGGCAGAGCAGATTACATCCCACAGAACATTGTAGATACAAACACAGTATTCGGCAGTCCAAGTCTAGGCTCATTACCAAACCCTACTCAAGACGCTAGTGCTATGGAAGCACTTAACAAAGCATCAGCAGAACGTGATAAACAAGCGCAGATTGAAGCACAACTACAGGTATTACTAAAGGCTCAAGGACTAGATAATCGTGCTGAGTGGGATATGCGTAGAGCAGACGACCAATTTGCTAACCTAGACAAGCAGTACGATATTAACAACCAAGTAGCCACAGATGACTTCGGCAACCCACTATTAAACGCTAATGAGCATGGTCAAACAAGTTACGACATAAACGCAATCAAACAAGAGTCTCTTGACAATCTAATGATGCAGGATAGAAAGCCTGTAGCCAATGTAGCCACCCCACCTGTAGTAGCACCAACAGACAACAAACCTGATTATCCAAGCAACATGACACCTTATGCAATAAACCTACTAGAGGAACAACGCAAAAGAAACGAGATGTTTCAGGGTATAGGTGATACAGCAACAGGTATTTATGAAGGCGCTAAGACATTAGGCTCAGATATTTATGATGACGTTACAGGTTTTGACTATAAAGGATTAGGTTCAGATATTTATAAGGAAGGTGCTGACGCTGTACAAGGCGCAAAGGATTTATACACAGACTTTAATAAGCCTGATACTCGTACTCACAGACAAAGGATGATTGATAATCAGACTAATGTTGTTGAGCCTGTTAAAGAGTTTATAACTGATACTATTCCTGAATTTGCAGGTGATGCTTATGAAGGCATCTTAGGTCCTCTTGTAGGTAATTGGTATGACAACCTGTCTAAAGATGCAGAAGGTCCTACACAAGAGTACGATTCAGCAACAGGCGTTCAGAAACCTATGGTGTTTAACTTTAAGAAGTCTCTAGCAACAGAAGTTAAAGGACTTGTGGATGCTGCAACAAGTCCTGTAGAGACAGCAGATGCTATCGCTAGTGTAATTTCAGGCGCAGTTCAACACACGCTACCTGATGATATGGCTTGGAATGAAGACTCTAAGAAGATGGCAGGGGCTATTGGACAAATGTACGCTGAAAGATATGGCTCTATAGATGGGTTTAAGAAAGCATTAGCAGAAGACCCTGTTCCTGTATTAATTGAATTAACAGGCGCAGGATTAGTTAGTAAGGTGGTTGCAGCGAGAACCCTTGCTTCTATGAAGAAAATTGATATGGGTGAGGCTTTAGAGAAGTTCACAGACAAGGCTGTAGAGACAGCAACAATGGGAATGGAAAAGAGAGGGTTTCGTAAGGAACTGATGGTTTATCATGGTTCGCCTCATAAGTTTGAAAAGTTCGACCACAAGTATATGAGTTCAGGTGAAGGTGGTCAAATGATGGGTTATGGTACTTATCTTGCAGAGCATCCTAGTGTTGCTAAAACTTATGCGCCTCGCGACATGGTCATGGAAGACAAGTTATTGAAATTGTATGAAGACGCTATGGACTTTAGAAGACCTGGTGGCGAAGACGTTTTTGCCTATGAGGTTTATGAAAGAGCATTAGACCATTGGACTCCAAAGGAAATATCAGAATACATCAAAGACACATATAAGGGCGATGATTTAGTTAAAGCAGAAAAAGCACTTGGCAATTTCAAAAAAATGTATGAGGAGTCTGACAGTTATTTATACGATATAGATTTGCCCGATAAAACCATTGCTAAGATGCTAGACTCTGATAAAACAATTATGGAGCAATCTGATTACGTTATATCTGCGTTAGACGATATTTACCCTAACCTGTCTAAAGAAATTAACAACGCAAAACGAATTAAGCAGAAGTTAGACAAGACTACAAACAAAGCAGAAAGAGATAGTTTGTTTCAAGAGTATGCTGATATTAAAAATCGTTTAGGTTTCAACTTGGATGACAATGCTCATTCTCTCTATAGAGATTTAGAGAATACACTAGGCTCTGACAAGAAGGCTTCAAAACTTCTTGAAGATAAAGGAATACCAGGTGTGAAGTTTTGGGATGGAGATTCAAGAGGTTCAGGTGAAGGAACAAGGAACTTTGTCATATTTAACGAGAATAGCGCTAAGGTTCTAAAGCGTAATGAGGTGGATATACCTAATATTGACGATGGTGTATTAGGTCAGATAGGTAAGACAAAAAACCCTACAACCGATTTAAGAAACTCTCTCAGAGAGGGTGGATATAAAATAGACATGGACGAAGGCATCTCGGGCGAAATTAAGTTAAGTCGTATCGAAGTTCCACCTAATGTTCGGGGCAAAGGACTTGGTACAGATGCGATGAATCAGATTGTTAAAATGGCTGATGAAAGTGGCAAGACTATAACTTTAACACCTGATACATCATTTGGCGCAACCTCAGTTTCGAGATTAAAGAAATTCTATAAGAAGTTTGGATTTGTAGAGAACAAGGGTAAGAACAAAGACTTTTTATACAAAGATTCAATGCTACGACTACCTAACAGTCCAAAAGTGGGCAAACCTAACAAAGTAACAGATGGTCTATTAGGTCAGACACCTGTCAAGGGTGTACACCTAACCATGGAAGAGTTTGATGACTTCAAGATGGGTGCTACAAGAGACTCAGAGCCAGGCATCCACTTTGGTACTAATTCGGCATCAGGCGAGAAACTGATTGAAAACAAGAAGTTTCAGATTGAGAATAATTATATAGGCAAGCCTAGAAACCCTGTTAATTCTCCACAAGGTATTAAGAAGATACAGGCTGACTTAAACATTAGTAAGCCACTTAGAGTATTTGAAGAACAAAGAATGATGGGCGGAAGATGGGATGCTCACCAAATTGGTAGAAGTTTGTTTGAAGTAGATGAGTTGCCAAGAAGGTTTACTGAAGCAGACAGAGAAGCGTGGTACGAAGGGTATTTATCTTCCAAGGTTACTATTGATGGACGAGAAGTAGATGTACCACTTGAAGTCAACAAAGATGGCTCTACTCCAGATTGGAATTATTCAGAGTTAGATGCCAAGCAAGAATCAGAGTGGATTAATAATTTTCTTAATGAACGTGGGTACGACCATATTATCTATGACAACGCTTATGAAGGTGGTGGTGATTCACTTGGTGTATATGATTTATCTAAGATTAAGCAAACAGGCGCAGAGCGCTATGCAACATTAGCAATACCTACAGGTGGTTTACTAGCAACAGATGACGAAGCCCAAGCAGAAGAAGAACTTACAGACGGATTAATAAACAACGTCAAGTCTTGGAAGCCTAACAACAATCTTGTAACCTTCGTTAAGACTATGGAGAACGACCCACTAAGGGTAGGCAACACCAAGGTCAAAGAATATGATGATGTAGGACACAAAGCAAAGGGTTACGGCACTAAGTCAGGACTACTTGCACAAGATACAGAGGCAGAAGCAACCAACGCGCTTAATAAGAAGTTAGTTGATGCTAACAAGGCAGTTGACAGACTTGTTAAAATAGACTTAAATGAAGACCAAAGGAATGCGTTAGTATCATTAGTCTATAACGTAGGTGCAACAGGTTTTGGTAAATCTAATGCCCTAAAGGCGTTAAATAATGGTAATATAAAGACATTCTTAAAAGAAGCGTTCGACCCTAAAGTGGGCTTTGTCAAGACAAAAGGTAAGATTGTTAAAGGCTTAGTCAATAGAAGAGCGAGAGAAAAGCAGATTTTCACTAAGGGTAACTATGGCAATTAATACATACGCAACGTTAAAGACAGCAATAGCAGACTTTCTTAACAGAGACGACCTAACATCGGCTATCGAGAACTTCATTGCATTAGCAGAAGCACAGATTAACAGAGACATTCGTCATTGGAAGATGGAGAAACGCTCTAGTGGTCAACAAAGTGCTAACGATGAATACGCACAGATACCTGCTGATTGGATGGAGACTATTAGATTCCACGTCACAGACAACGGAACATCACCTCTTGATTTAATCTCAAGGGCTGCTATGGCAGACAAGAGGGCATCTAATGAAGATTCTACAGGCACACCAACACATTACACACACGCAGACAGTCAGTTTCAGTTCTACCCAACACCGTCTGCTACAGTGAACACAGAATTGCTTTACTACGCTAAGACAACGGCTCTTAGTTCAAGTAACGCTGATAATTGGCTTTTACTAGAAGCACCTGATGTGTACCTTTATGGCGCACTGCTACATTCAGCACCGTATCTAGGGGAAGATGAGAGAATCGCAGTATGGGCGCAGATGTATTCTGCTTCAGTATCACGATTAAACGAAGTATCTGAGAACGCTAGATTTAGTGGCTCAGGTTTAAAACTTAAAATAAGAGGATTAGGATAATGTCATTCACAAACTTTTTAGAAACAGAAATATTAGACCACGTATTTGCAGGTGCGGCTTACACTGCTCCTACAACAATTTATTTGGCTTTATACACAGCAACTCCAGGTGAGACAGGTGGTGGTACAGAATTATCAGGTAGTGCTTATGCTCGTCAATCAGTAGCATTTACTACATCAGGTGATACTACATCTAACTCATCAGCAGTTGAATTTCCTACAGCAACAGGCTCATGGGGTTCAGTAACTCACGTTGGTGTATTTGATGCTTTAACAACAGGAAACTTAATGGCTTATGCAACACTAACGTCAGCAAAAACTATTGATTCAGGCGATGTGTTCCGTATTCCTACAGGCGACCTAGATATAACACTGAACTAAAATGTTATATAACCAGTGGAAATACAATAGGGCGAAGTATTCCACAGCCGACTTAGAAGACGGCACATTAGTTGTATTAGCCACAGGAACAACAACCTGTATTGGCGGTAGAATAAGAGAGTCTGGCGCTATAAGTATGGGCGACACTGTTGTAACTACAGTGGGAAGCCGTCAGGCTAACGCGTCATTAGTTGTAACATCTACATCTAGCACAACATCATCTTCTACAAGAGTTAGAGAGTCTAGTGCTACTGTAAATGCAAGTGCGTCAAACACAACCAGTGCTGAGAAGATTAACTTAGGCAGTTCTACAACCACTGCTTCAAGTACAACATCATCAATAGCAGAGGTAGTATATTTAGGTGGTGGACAGATTTCACCAACATCGACTGTTACAGCGTCTTGTATAAGGATTATGTTCTCAAGCGTAGTCATTAACGGCTCATCAGGAACACTGACAGTAGCAAGAGAGAAGTGGGAAGATATTTCAGAAACCTCATCGACTTGGACGTTAATTCCTGAAGGGTCGGAAACTTGGACAACTATAGCAGCATGAGTTTAATACCATTACAATTACCGCCAGGTGTTCACAATAACGGAACAGACTTTGAATCATCTAATAGATGGCGTGACGCTAATTTAGTTCGTTGGCATGATGGTTCAATGCGCCCTGTGGGCGGTTGGACAACACGTAAGGCATCAGCATTCGCATCAGCACCAAGAGCAATGATTTCTTGGGTTGATAATACTTCAGGAACTAACTTAGTAGCAGGAACATACAACAAATTATATTACGTCAATCAGTCAAGCACTGTATATGACATTACTCCAACAGGACTAACTTCAGGTAATTTAGACGCTGTAGTTAATACTTCATTTGGCGGTAGTTATTGGGGAACAGGTAACTACGGAACAGCAAGAACATCTACAGGTGTGTATCAAGAAGCAACAACATGGTCATTAGACACATGGGGTCAGAACCTACTTGGTTGTTCATCAGGTGACGGAAATATTTATGAGTGGACATTAAGCACTTCTACATTGCCAACAGCACTAACTAACGCACCTGTCAATAATAAAGGTGTAGTAGTTACAGAAGAAAGATTTGTATTCGCATTAGCATCAGGTGGAAACCCTCGTAAGGTTCAGTGGTCAGACAGAGAAGACAATACTGTTTGGACTCCTGCGGCTACTAATGAATCAGGTGATATGGAGTTACAGACATCAGGACAGATTATGTGTGGTGTTCGTATGCGTGGTAGAACTATTATATTGACAGATAATGATGCTCATATAGCAACCTACCAAGGTCCACCGTTCGTATATGGCTTTGAACGTGTAGGTACAGCGTGTGGTGTTTCATCAAGAAAGGCTGCGGTTGCAGTAGATGAAGGCGCTTTTTGGATGGGTCATAAGTCATTCTTCACATTTGATGGTTCAGTAGCAACAGAGATTAAGTGTGATGTTGTGGATTATGTATTCGATGACATCAACCGAAATCAGATTAGTAAGGTGACTGCTGTACATAACTCACAGTTTGGTGAGATTTGGTGGTTTTATCCATCAGGCTCATCTACTGAGAACGACAGATATGTTGTATTAGATTACAAAGAAGGACATTGGACTGTAGGCGAATTAGGTAGAACGGCTTGTATTGATAGAGGTGTGTTCGATAATCCTATTTGGTGTGATGCTAGTGGCAACTTGTACGAACAAGAGACAGGTATTAATCACGGCTCATCAGTACCATTTGCTGAATCAGGACCTATTAGCCTTGGAAACGGTGATACTGTTATGAGAGTAACAAACCTTATTCCTGATGAGAAGGTTCAAGGCGAAGTTAAGGTGTCGTTTAAGACTAGAATGTACCCTAATGATACAGAGACTACACATGGACCTTATACATTGACGAATCCTACAGATGTTAGATTCACAGGCAGACAGGTAAGAATTAAGA